CTATCTGCACCCTGCCACAACCGCCTCCAGTTCCCCCTCGTACTTTCGCCCACGCGGCCAGTCTCGCGCCAGCGCCAGGACGATTTCGCCATCCGTTGCCGCTGGCGTCAGTTGGCCGAACTCGTAGGCCGGGCGCTGCGGCACCACCTTTACACATGGTGTAAAGACGGGAACTTCGACCCGCTGCACGGCCGGCGGCGCGCTGGCGCAGCCGGCCAGCAAGGCGGCTAGAGCGAGTTGTAAAGCAATCCTTGACAACTGAATGTTCATCGCACTCCCTCCAGCAGCAGCCTGACGGCCGGCATAGCGTCGTCACAGGTATTGGCGCGCACACCAGCGATCCGCGCCAGGGCCGCGTCGTACTTCTTACCCTTGGCAACGGCCGCCGCCTGCGCCGCAGCGCCACGTTCCTGCGCTGCCAGAGTGGCCCTGGCCATGCCATCGATGGCGCGGTTCTGCTCAGCAATCGAAGCGCGCAGTTCAGCGCTGACGCCCTGCTCTTGCGCCAACGCGGCGCGCGCGGCGTCACGGTCGCCAGCGGCCAACCACCAGCCGGTACCGGCAGAACTGGCCACCAGCAGTAGCACGGCAGCCAGCACGATGGCGGCAGCCTTCCAGATTCCGCCGACGGCGCTAGCCAGCATACCCAGCGCGCTCACGGCCGCACCTGCAGGATGCCAGCACGCGTGCCCTGGCGGTCAATGGTGATGATGCGGTTGACCGGCTTGGCCACCATCTTCGTGCTGACATGCACCCAGGTCAGTTCGTTGATGATCTGGCCGATGCCGAACTCGTCCAGCTTGGGCAGCAGCGCCTGGCACACCTGGTACGGCGTCATGCGCAGCGCCTTAAAGTCGGCCGCCATGCCGCGCACATGGTCGCTGCCGTCGCTGCTACCGATGCCGCGATTCACCGGAATAGAGCGGTAGCCGCTGATATTGGTCAGCGGCGTGTCGATGCCCGTGCACGCCGTCAGGTAGTTGCGGATGCGCTGCAGCAGCTCGGCAGTGCGCTGCAGTTCGGCCAGCACCGCGGCTGGTGGCGTGTTGTCGACGCCGTGGCGCGCGGCCCAGTCGGAGTCGGTAAGTTCCTGTAGGGTGAAATTCTTGGTCAGATTCACAGGCCACCCCGCACGTCCTTGACGACGGAGGCCGCATCGCGCGCCAGTTCGCCGATATCCTTGTCGCGGCGCTTGTCGAACCAGCGCACTGTGGCGCCCAGTATCCACCAGGCAGGCAAGCCAGCGGCCACCATCAGCGGCGCAGCAATGAACAGGAAGCCCAGGGCCGGATCGCTGCCGTACAGCACGGCCACGGCGCGCGCGCTGTCGAACAGGCCCGGCATCCAGTTACGCACGACTACGACCAGGGCTGGACCCATCAGGGCGGAAAACAAAATGGTGACGAAGAAGCGCACGAAGGCTTCCTTGGCAGATTTAGGCCACATGAACATGAATCCCAGTGAGGTTGCGGCAGCGCCGGCCAGAACCGGGATGCCAAAAATTTTAATCAGTGCGCCGCCAGCGGCGGTCGTTTCGATGGCCATGTAGTGCCTTTCAGGTGGTGGAAATGAAAAAACCGCCCGAAGGCGGCTAGATTGTTGCAATTGAACTGCGTGACGTTATGGGGTGGTGCTTTCTAGGGCTGCAAGCCGTACCTCAATCGCGGTCTGGCGCGCCTCTAGTCCTGCCGCGATAAACTGATTCAACTCGTCGTAGCGGAATGCGTAACGATCACCGGCAGGAATTATTTCAGTCCATGCTGGCTGCATTTCCCGGTCTTCTGTCGCCTCGATGGCTGCATGCTCGATGATTTCCCCCTTCCATGAGTCATAGCAGATGAATCCGTAGTTGAACGGGTCAAGGCCGTGCGCTGCCATGATCTGCATCGCAACCTGGACGGTCGGCCCGATATGCTCCCGGGCGCCGCGCCCCTTCAGCGCTATTGCGGTTTTCCAGCGATAGACGCCAATCGCCCGCGCCAGGTCTACGGCCGCCGCAATCTCTGCAGGACCGAGTGCGCGAAACATATCTTTTTCGCGTGCATCTGATGTAACAGTCGGTGCGACCGAGAAATAGGAGTTCCCCCAGCGATAGCTGGGTAGGCCGAGATTGTGCGCGGCGTCGACCCCGGGACGCACTACCTGGCCGTCAGATACCAAAACCAGATGACTGGTTCCCCGAACCACAAAATTTTCACCAATGCCCCCAGGCACCAAGGCCCCGCCATCTGAGCCGAGGTACCCGATTTGTAGATCGCTGCCGCCTTTGATAAACTTCATATATGAATTTCCGACGATACCTGTTCTGAACGCAGCCCAGGTAGATGTGCCGGAATCCAGTGATATTGATCCCCCTGTATGCGACCAGTTCCCGGTGGTGCTGGGACTGGCCGCGCTCGCCTTCAAGTTCAGCGCTGTTTGCTGCGCCGTTGAGATAGGTTTATTTGCATCGCTGGTGTTATCGACGCTGCCCAAGCCGACGTCAACCTTGCTGCCCGAAATGGCCACGGCCGCCAACGTGGGCTTGTTGGCGATTGCCTTCAGGCTATTCGGCGCCGCGTTCCAGTCCGGCTGAATAGGCAGCAGCTGCCCCTTGGCCAGGTTATTGAGCTCATCGAGCCAGTTCTTCATTTCGGGAGTAAAAATATCTTCCATTACAGTTCCTCGATATCAAGCGATGTTGCATAGGTTTGAAAGTACGACGCCGAAATGGCGGCCAGTTCGCTGAGACGGCCATATAGCTGGTGGGTTTGCTCCAGCTCAGGATCGGCATCATCGGGAAACAGGCTCACCAGAATCGGCAGGCGCTTGCCGCTGCCGCGCACCAGGCGCCAGACTGCGGCGCGATCTGTCGGCGTCATGTGATCGAGCGGCAACGACAGCTTGCGGTAGCTGCAGCCGGCCTCGACGCCCTGCTCGCCGGAAGCCTTGCGGTACTGGGTCGACGTGTCGACAGGCGTCACGCTGGCGCCGTAGCTGGCGTTGTTATCGGGCTCCCAGTAGTTCCCCATCACCAGGCGCGAGCACTCGATGTAACCGGCGGGGTTAGCAGAATCAGTGAGGTCGATCACAAAATAGCGCGCGGTCTGGCGTGGGAACCAGGCGCGCGCATAGGTGCCACCACCAAATGAAAAGGCATTGACCGCCAGCGCCGTAGTGCCCCAGTCCCGTGTGCCCAGCGGCGCATAGGCGCATGCCAGCACCAGGCCGGTATCGATCACCGGCACGGCATCCCCGGGCGCGGTATAGCCACGCACGCGGATTTTGGCATTCGAAGTCAGGTTGCAGAACGGCAGGACCACGCCGCCGATGATCTCGCCCAGCGGTAGCGTGGCGGTAATGGTCAGCGCCGTGCCGACAGAGCGCAGCACCGCTGACTTGCGTTCGCGCTGAAGGTTGGCAGGGCCCAGCGCGCCGGCCTGGCTGGATGCCGTCAGCACGGCCCGGTCGGCGGCGTTGTCGTGAATGATGCGTAGGTTTGTCATGGCAGGTTTGCGCCTTCAATAATAAAAATTGTGCCTTCACCGTCCAGCCCATCCTGATACGCATCACCTGCCGGCATGGTGTAGCGCTGCATGACGTTGTTTGTGACAGTCAATTCGGTGGCGCTAGTGCGGCACCAGTTCGAGCGGCGCTCTTCGTGATCGAAACTGCCAGGTTTGCTGCCCGCCGATTCCGAAGTGCTCCAAAAATTTGGCATTCCGATCCCGACTGGGCGCTGTAGCAACGGGATGCTGACACGCGTTACTGTTCCGCCTGTCACGCCTGACCCACGAGGGAATAACGGCGAATGCTGCCCGAAATCAGCAGCGATCACTTGGCTGATTGGGTCGCGTAGGACCAACCCTTTCGATGCTGGAGTGGCGCCCGGGAGGCCGAACGCCCATACATCTAGAGCGTATTGCGTGTCGAACCCATACGCGTCCGGTGAGGCGCCACAATAGGCACGAATGTCCCAAATTCCTGGCGCTGGACTCGTCAAACTGACAATGCCGACATTGCGACCGAGGGGGAGATCAAAGGCCGCCAAAATAGGGCCGGGGTGGTAGACGCGATAGTCCTGATAGCCTGCGACACGCCCAGGCGCGGCATTTCTCACGTCGCCAGCGGGCTGAGCGACAGGTTGCGGCGTGGCCATGCCGAGGCAGTACGGCAGACGCCCCTCTGATGTCACCACAAGCTCACGCGCACCATTGCGGATGCGAAGACGGGCACTCATTTGACGAAGAGCGCGACCGGCTCACCAATACTCACGCCATTAAAAATAAACCGTGGGTAGCCCAGGGCATTATCGTATGTATAAGCCAGACCCGACAAATTGTTGCCACTGATGGTCAGGACCATTCCGACCAAAGAAGGCCCCATCCCAGGGAATGAGTAGGTATGCCCACCGGACGGAACATCATAAATTCCTAGGCACACGCCCCCCACTGCCAGGCGAGAATCAAATTTCACCCGGCTCGTGCCAGGTTCGCGCACGATCAAGACCTGCTCAGACATCCTGATCTCCATTTTTGTTATTTTTCATGTAATTGACGCTCCCAGCTCGATGTACGGCATAGGATGCGTGCCGTCATAAAAGTAGATACCTGTCGCCAGCAAGTCGTATCCGGCTGCCCCGGTAGCGCGCCCAGGGCTTTGCAGGATGCCGAAGGTGCCCGCCACACCGGAGAGCTGCCCAGAAAATACAGCCTGACCGTTCTCGACCTTCAGCCCTGGCATGTAAAGATTGCCATCTGCCCGGGCCTCAAAGTATTTCCCCGTGCTGTAGCAGCCCATGAGCAGCCCAGCGGAACTCAGGTGGAAGCCGCCGAGGCCGTTGGTGGGCCAGGCATAGTCCTTGGTCAGATACCCAGGGCCGCCATAAATCGTGACCGCCCTCAAGGTGCCGGCCGTAATCTCGCCGATATCTGCGCTGATCGCGCTCAGCCGCCCCACTTTCAACGCATTCAGGTACGGCGCGCTCCACGTGGTGGTGCCGCTGGCCGGGTTGAAAATCCCATCAGACCGGTATAGCGATTCGCCCGCAGCGAATTCTTGCGGCGAGCCTTCCCATACAGTGCCTGCGCCCCAAGTGTTGAGCGGCGGGTACGATGCGCTTCCGGCCGTGCTGATCGTTGCAGGCGCGCTGGCCAGCGAGGACAAGCTGGTCTTGCTGTAACAGACGCGCGAGGAGTTGCCAGTCACGCCATCGAAAAGCTTGCTCACCGTTTGGCTGGCGGTGTAGGTCAGGCCATCGACCACGATGCGGGCCGTGATCACGGTCGTATTGCTGGCCATGGCCGCGTAGCGCAGCGTTGCGACGTTGCCTGCAAGTTCTAGCACGCTGCCATCGCTGGTAACGATATCGACAGCCCCTGCCATATTCAGCAGGGCCGCCGTGAACGTGATGGCTGCCGGGCTGGCCAAGCCCGTTGCCGCCACCTTGAACGCCTGCGCCGTGGCCGCCAGCAGCAGCACGCGGTCGGTCGCCGGCGCGAAGCGCGGCACGGTATTCATGATGATGTTGTCGCGCTCTCCCGCAATGGGCCTCATACCAGCACCCCCACGGTGACGCGGCCGGTCAGCCAATAGCGCGACAGCAGCACCACCACACCCGGCAAACCATCCTGCAGGCCGAAGCGCGCATCGCGCAGCAGCACAGGCTGCCCCAGTTCAAGCATCATCAATTCAGGTTCCCCATCCAGTTCATAAATGGTGCGCGGCGCCTTGTTCATCGCTAGGCGCCGCGCCGCCTCGGCCTGCGCATCGGCGCGCGACTTGAGGCACGTCTCGATCTGCACCGGGTCATCGGTCAAACGGTAGCGCGCGCGCACCGCCTCGTCGACTACTGTCTCGGTCAGCCATTCGGCGGCATACAGTTCGGCATGCGCCGGTGGCAGCGAGGTGACAAGGCCAGCCTGCACCGTGTAGTTGCGGTCAAAGGCTATCTTGACGGCGGCGGCCACCGGCAAGCGCTGGACCGGGCGCAACGAGTGCTCCAGCATCTGGTCCGGTCCAATCTCAATCGGCACGCCGATAGCGGGCAAGGCGATTTGCACCAGGCGCAACTTGCCCGTGCGCGACATCAGCGCCTGGGCGCCCACGCTGCCGGCCAGCTGCTGAATGGCTTGCGCCTGGTTTGTGCGGTCGGCAACGTACAGGCCCACCTTTTGCGGGTGAGCGGCGTCGAAGGCGGCCAGATTAGCCAGGTCCAGGTCAGCCAGAGTGAATCGGTCAGCTGCCTTGCCGTAGCCGGTGGCGATACGCTGCACCAGCGGCGCGATGCGCGGCGCGTAGCCGCCCACGTTATCGCCCTGCACGCTGATGGTGACGGTGTTAGCCAGCGGGTTGATCGGCAGCGTGAAGCGCCCTGTGGCGGTATTGATAACGGTCGGTGCTGGCTTGCCACTGGTGCGCGCCTCGTCATTGATAAACCACTCGACCGGCCCCAAAAATCCATATTCCAGGGTATTCGGGTTGATCAGCAACGGCGTCACGTTGTGGCATTCCCCGAACGGAATCGGCAAGATTGCGTCTTTGTTCGGCGACGTGCCGCCCAGCTTGGCCTCGGTGATGGGCGTATTCAAGCGCTGCAACTTGTCGCGTAGCACCAGGTTGATCGTCTCCCGGCTGGAACTGCCAACATCATCAATGATGCCGTCAAACACCAGGCAGAAGTCGGCGCGCGGCCAACTAGGGTCGCCAGCCCATGCTCTGATGGTACGGTTGCGCCACACATCGAGCAACCAGCCATCTAATGCACCGTCGCCGTTATCCAGCTCGATGTCGCCGCCCGAAAGGCCAGCCTCCCCCGTCAGGCTGACCTGCTCGGTGAAAGCCAGGCCGCCAGTGGCCAGCGGCAGATACTCGGTGTTCGCCGGCACTTCGGTCGGCCCGGTGACGTACGGCCGCGAGGCGATATACCGCGTCACCTCGCTGCCTGCCACGTTCACCTGCGCCTCAATCAGCACCATGCGGGTGGCCGACGGGCTTTGCAGCCATTGTAGAAATTGCTCATCGGTCATGCGTATTCACCTTTCACTGTATTAGCCCAGATTGAGCCCTTGGCTGATTTGTCGACACCAGCCACAACCGTTTTCGCCGCTTTGTCGTTCGATTCGACGGTGGCCTGGATGGTGGCGCCGGTTTGCTTGTCCTGATCGGCGCGGTGCGCTGCCACTTCCGCGCGCAGCAGCTTGATTTCCGCCACCAGCGCATCGTTGTTGCCGCCGCCCTGGCTTGGTGCGCCACCGAAGTAGCGCCGCATGGCTGCCGCCGCTGGCGCATCGACCACCATTTCACCGCGGTGCAGCTCGGCCGCGTAGCCATCGAACGGCACGTTGGCCAGGCCGCCGGCATGCGAACCGTCGAACTTGACGCCCAGCCCGGTCGCCGTGCCCATCGCCGCTTGCAGGTTGGCGATGGCTTGCGCCACCGTCAGCACGCTGTCGTTGATGGTAATCAGGCCCGATACCTGGGCCTTGAGGGCGTCCAGGCTGGCCTGCTGCACGTTGACTTGGGCCGAGGCCCACTTGGCAGCCTCCTCGTTAGCGGCAATGACTCGTGCATAGTCAGCCGCATACTTGGCATCCGATGCGTTCACCGCCTGCGAGGCCGTCAGGAAGGCCTGCTCAGCAGCCGACAGTCCGGACTGCGCCGTCGTGTCGCCAGCATTCGCCGCAGCAAGGGTTTTCTCGAACTGGGCGCGCGCCTCGGCGTATTTCTGCTCCGGCGTCAGGATGGACTGGTTGCCCAGGGCAAAGCTGGCGTTCAGGCCATTGAGGGTGGCGACCCACGATTTCGACTTGTCCAGCGCCGCTTGGGCCGCTGACGCCTCTTTCTCGTAGGCCTTGCCCAGTGCGTCCTTGGCCGAAACTACTGCCTTGGCCGCTTGCACCTGGTCGAACAGCGCCTTGTTGCTGCCGGCGATGGCGGCGCGCTGCATGGCCAGCATTTGCACGCTGGTCATGGTCAGCTCGTTGAGCTGGGTTTGCAGATCCTTGCGCTCGTCCGCGATCGCCTGCTCGGATTTCGTCAGGTCCTCGGTCGCGGCGTGGGTTTTGGCGAATGCCTCGGACAGGGCCAGAAGTGCGGCGTACTGCTCTTGGCTGCGCGTGGTGATATCGCCGGAAACGAGCAGAGCGCCCGAGCTTGCCAGGCCCAGGACATAATTCTTGAACTGGTCCCGGGTCGTCAGGCTTTGCAGGCCCATCGCAGCCAGTTGGTCGGCGACATACTTTTGCACCGGTGCCAGCTGTTCGGCTTGACTGAGGAAGCCTTGGATAAAGGCGTTGCTCTGGCTGGCCAGCTTGTCAATGCCGCCAGTCAGTTCGATCAGGCGTTCGCGCGCGGCAATGCTGGCGATGCCAGTTGCGCCGAACGTGGTGCTGCTGCTCGCCAGGATCGAATCCAACTTAGCGTAGTCGCCAGCCAGGCGCATGACCGTCTCGGCGTAGCCCTCGCCCACCTTGCGGAAGTCATCGAACTGCGGAAACGCCGCTTGCGCAATCTCGTCCATGGATTTGGAAATCACGGAGTTGAGCGCGTCGGTCAGTGCCGTGCCGGTCAGGCCCTTGAGTGAAACCTTCGTGCTTTCCAGCGTCAGGTTGTCGAGCACCTTCGTCACTTCGGCTGCCGAACCACCCATCGCCACCGAAGCGGCCTGCAGCGACTTGTCCAGCCCCGTAAAGATCAGCCCAAACTGCTTGGATAGCTCATCGTTCAGGCCTTGCGTCTGCACCGAGTTGCTGGTGCTCTTCGACAGTCCAAGCCAGCTAGATTTCTTCGTGTCGATGCTGGCGTACTGAGCGAAGCCCTTGCCACCCTCCAGCCCACGCAGACTCCCACCGTATTGCAGGCCGGAATCGACGATGTTTTGCGTCGTCTTGCCCCAGATGCTTTTGAGCCCCCCGATGATTGCACCGCCGATGGCACCGATAGCCATCCCGAGCGGGCCGGCGATATAGCCCCCGATCATCGAGCCGATCTGCGCGCCAGAGGCGATGGACATGCCGTTCGACTTGGCAATCGTCCCGGTCTGGATGCCCATGTTGGTGCCGTCAGTCAGGCCAGGCGTGCGAACTACCAGATTCGTCAGGCCCGCCATCGACGCTTCGATACTTTGAAGCGCCGTCAGCATGCCCTGGTTGATCGGCAGCATGTTGTCGGAATTAGCCTTCAGCTGCTCAATGGATCGTCTGATCGAATCGGACTTAGCCGAACTGTCGCCAAACACCGATCCGGTGCCCTGAACCTTCTGGACATCGGCGGCAGACTTTCCGCCACCGCTGCCACCACTCATGCCGCCCACCATCTTGGCGCCGATGGCAACCACAGCGGCAAGCGTCGCAGCGCCGGCCGCCAGGTTCAGCGGGAACGGCAGCGATGCTATAGCCTTGACTACAGCCGTGACGCCCCAGGCGCTGGCTTGAGCCCCCGCGTTGGCCACGGACGTGGTTGTAGATACTTTCTCGACTGCGGTTTCGGTGGCCTTAGCGGTGACGAACATGCCGGTGAATGCCGTAAGCAAGCCGCTTTTGGTTACCATGGCTTGTATTTCTTGAGCCATTTGGTAGGCGCGAAATGCCTTCTCAGCCCCTTCCATGACTTTGTAGCCGGCCGTGTTTTCCTTAAAAAAGCCCTTCGCCGCAGTGGCCATGTCTGCGTACGATTTGACCTTGGCCGTCGCCGACGCCTTCGTTGCAGCCAGTTCAGCTTGGGCGATCTTGTCGGCGCCATTTTTCGGATCGGCCTTGATGGACGCCAGCTGCGCGGCAATCGTCATCTGCTGCACCGCATAGCCGGACAGTGCAGTCGTCAGGCCGCCAATGGCGGAACCGACGCGGCCAAACGATTCAGTCATGCCCTGCGCGGCCTGCTTGGCTGCGTTATCGACGGCGACGAGGATATCCAGCAACTCCTTTGCCTTGGCAACGTCAGTGCCAGCGCTCAGGGTCAAGCCGCGCGCTTTTTCAGCGCCCAGCTCGCGCACGGCGGCAGCGGTTTCGCGCATCTTTGCAGCCTCGTCGGAACGCGCCTCATTGGCCCCGATGATGGACGCCTCATTTTCCAGCCGCTTAGCAACCTCTTCGGTCTGCGCCTTGTTGAAAGAATTAACTTCGATTGCACTCTTGCCAATCAGGTCGTTCGCATCCTTTTGTGCTTGCAATTGAGCTCGGATTGCTTGCAAGTCTGCGGCGCGCTTGTCAGCCAAGTCGGCAAGGCTGGCCGCTGCCTGCTTGGTATCCTTAATATCCAGGACTCGGATATCATCTTTCAGTTGCAGTGTGCGGGACAGCGCCTGCGCATCCACCTCGGCAATCGTGCCGCGCAGACCAGTCTGTTCTTTGGCGCTATTCGGCTTGCCGGCAGTAAGAGCAAGCTCCTTCTCCAGCAATTTCTTCCTCCGCGCGAACGCTTCCTGATCGCGTTTTTCGACATCCTCGGCATACTTGAACTCAGCCAGCAAACTGGTGGCAAGACCAGCAGCACGATCTGAGCCCAACGTCGTCATGGATCGCTTGGCCGCCTCTTCCTCTACCACGCTGCGACGTTTCAGTAATTCGATTTGCGCGTCGATGGACAGGTTGTATGTATCGGCGTATTTAATTCTGATGGCGCCAAGACGGCCATCCAATTCTGATTGCTTTATGCTTCCTGCCGCGACCAAGGCTGCGCCCTGGATGCTCGTCTTTGCGATTTCCTGCTCGCGCAACTGCACACGCGTAAGGTATTTTTCCTCATCCTGCACCCATTTCAGGCCAGCTTCTCGCAGTTTGTTCGCAGTCTCCTTCGGCGCTATCCCCGCCTTTTCGGTAGCGATTTGGCTTTTCAGGATTGCTTCAAGAGCAAGGTCTTCGGCCAGGCGTTTAGCATAAGCAGGGCTGCGCGTCTCGGCGCCCGCAGTCAATCCGTTGGGCAACTTGCCGCTTGCAGCCTCTGACGATGTGGCCAGACGCTTTTGGACTGCCGCAAGTTGATCCTCCAGCGATTCCTCGCGACCGACGTTCAGCATGGAATCCCATGCTTCCTTGGCGCCGTCGCTTACCCATTTCCACGCCTTTTGCAGGCTGCCGAGATTCTCTGTAACTTTACCCGACACATCGCCCAGCGTCTTATTCCATTCCTTCTGGGCCAGCGTGCCAGCCTCTACAGTGCGCCCTTGCAGCTCCAGCGCCTTGACTTGCTTATAGACGTCAGCCGTCAAGAAGTTAAATGTTTCGTCTAATTTCAGCAGCGTGGCGGCAGGAGCCTTCGCCAGATCGGCGAACTGCGCGGCGGTGTCACCGACACTTTGGCCGAGTGCCCGCTGCGCCTTGATGGCCGTGGTGCTAAATTGCTCTAGGTTGCCAGCGGCGACTTTGCCGGTAGCGACCATAGCAAGCACCGCCTCAGCGGCAGCGCCCTGAGTGCCTACGCCCTTGCTGATATTGCGCGCCATGTCCGCCAGTTGGTTGGACGTGGTGGTGGCGGTATTGCCGGCCATGATCAGCGCCTTGTTATAGGCGATTGCTTCGTTGCGACCCTGAATAAATGCCGCCGCCAACACCGCAGCGGCTGCTGCGGCGATCGTATATGGGTTGATCAGCCCGAGAACATAGCCACCCAGCGCCTTTGCTGCAGCGCCAAGGCCGCCGAACATATCTTTCAACTGCCCACCCTGCTGCAGCAGCACAGTCATCGGATTTTGCCCGCCCTGGATGCTGACGATGATATCGGTGAACTGCGCCGGCACGCCGCGCATTGCAGCGGCGGTAGCGCGCGCCGACATACCTGCATGGTTCAGGCCTTGCTCAACTTCGCGCAGTTTCGCGATGAATGGGGCGGCTTGCGCGGTCACGCCCATCTGAGCGGCTTGCAATTCCAATAATTCCGAGCGGCTTTTGCCAATAGCAGCGGCTTGCTGCTGCAATCCAGCGACGAACGAGTCGCGGCCAGTCTGCGCCGCGGCGGCCTGGCGCTGCGCCTCGGCTGCCGCTTTCGCCGCTGCCGTAACGGCGTCCTCAGCGAGTTTGAGGCGCTGAAGCTCTTGAATGTGCGGCTCGGCTGCGCCAGCGACGCCAGCCTGTGCCGCCTTGTAACGCAAGACTTCTTCGGTGGTTTTCCCGTACAGCGCGATCTGTTCGCGCAAGCTGGCCACCATCGTCGTGCCAGCAACTTGCTGCTGAGCTGCCTGCTGCTGAGCGGCGGCGGCGAGCCGGGTTGCTTCCATCACCGCATCTTGGGCCACTTTCTGGCGTTGCAGCTCTTGAATCAAAGGCTCGGCCGCGCCGGCGGCGCCAGCTTGGGCGGCGCGATAGCGCAACACTTCTTCGGTGGACTTGCCATACAAGGCGATCTGCTCGCGCAGGCCTGCCAGCATGGTGTCGCGGTTGGACTGGGCCTGCGCGGCCTGCTGCTGCGCCGCTGCTGCCAGGCGGGCAGCCTCCGTCACGGCCTCTTGCGCAACCTTGAGCTGTTGCAATTTCTGGATTTGTGGTTCGGCAGTATTTGCGGCGCCAGCCTGCGCAGCTTTATAGCGCAGCACCTCCTCCGTGGATTTACCGTACAGCGCCACCTGCTCACGCAGGCTGAGCAGGAACGCATCACCCTTGGCTTGCGCCTGTGTGGCTGCCTGCTGCGCGTCGGCCGCTGCTTTAGCCGATGCGGCTGCCGCCTCCTGCGCTGCCCTCATGCGGGTAATCGACTGTATCATCGGCTCCGCGTCGGCGGCAGCACCGGCCAGCGCGGCGCGGTATCGCAACACCTCTTCCGCAGACTTGCCGTGTAGGGCGACTTGCTCGCGCAGGGCCGACAGGAATCCATCCTTATTTGCCTGGGCCTGTGCGACTTGGCGCTGCGCCTGAGCCTCCAGGCGTGTCGATTCCGTAATAGCATCGTGCGCCGCGCGCATGTTTTGCAATTGCAGAATCAGCGGACCGGCCGCCTCAGCGGCGCCAGCTTGTGCGGCCCTGTAGCGCAACACTTCCTCGGTCGATTTACCATATAACGCGATTTGCTCACGCAGGCCGGCAACGTAGGAATCCTTGCCAGCCTGGGCCTGCGCAACCTCCCGCAGGGCAGCCGCTTGCACGCGCGACGCCTCCGCTGCTGCCTGCTGGGCTGCTGCGGCGGCCTCGGTTGATGCTTTTGCCCGCAGTTGCGTCGCTTCAAGTTCCCGTGTTTGCGCAATGAGCGGGGCCAGCTTCATCATGTCAGCACCACGACTGCGCGCCAACTCTTCTAGAAACTCGCTGCCCACCTTCTTCCCAGTGACCAGGGATGAGTTGAACCGCTCGAACTGGGAAATCATGTTGCGCGTTGCCTTATCAACGCGATTTGCAGCCGTGTCGGCACCAGTGCCGATTCTGTCAAGCGCACCTCCGCCTTGGGTGCGCAGGCTGTCGAGCGTGCGGCCGGTGCGTTTGACAGCACCATCCACGCGGTCGAGGCCGGATTCAACGCCGCTGGAATCAACTGCCAGCTCAATAGTCGCGCCGCCAATGGTATTTGCCATGTTTTACCCATAAAAAAACCACCCGAAGGTGGCTATGTTTTCTGATGCATGCACGCCAGCGCGGCGCTTTCCATGATCTGGATGTCGCGCTCTAATGCGTCGTATTCTTCGGGCGTCAACAAGAGGCGGTCCATCTTTCGATACACCACGTTGTAATCAAGTCCGGTTGCGCCGCTCATGCCAACGCGCCACTGGGTGCCGAGGAACGAGAAGATTTCGAAGGCGGCAACGTTGTCTGGCCAAATGTCCACAGGATCCGCCGCCACATCTTCGAGCGTCAGGCCGAACGCGGCTAACTCCTCCTCGTTCGGACCTTGCTCATAAAGCGCTGTGGCGACGGCCTTTAGTTTTTTACCTTGGCCGCAGTCAGTTCGCTGATGTAGGCATGGATGACGGCCAGGCCGGAGCCGATGTGGTTTTCGACCATCTGCTCGAGCGAATCGGCGTCGAAGGCATCTTCCAGGTCCCAGCCGCTGGCGATGTCCAGGATGACACTCACATCTTCGCGGTCGTCCAGGCTCTCGATGAACTTCTTGAACGCTTCGCGCGTGCGGTGCTTGAAGGTGAATTCCACGTCAACAGGCTTGCCGCCGGCCACCGGAATGGTCACCTTGGCTTTGAAGGTTGGGGATGCGGTCAGACTGAATTTAGGCTTTGCCATGATTTTGTGCTTTCTAATAGAGGAAAAAGGCCCAGCAAGGTGCGACCAAGCGGGCATGAAAAGACCCGCCGAAGCGGGCCGGGCAAACGGTTACGGGGTAAAGCGGTGGATCAGTAGCGGACCGGGCGGCCTTGCAGGCTGAAGGTCGACTTGACGGCCATGATCGAGTTCTTGGTCAGCGACGGCGTTTCATCCAAGGAGACGATGCCGTTGTAGAGGATCACGGAGTTGTTCGGCAGGGTGACCACCAGCGCGCGCGGGCTGCGCGTTTCAGCGGCCGCTTTCACGGCAATGAAGCCGGCCAGCGTCGGATCATCGGCAATCGAGATGGCGATCGACTGCGCGCTTGCCTGGGTCGGCAACTGGGTCGAGAAGTCGTTTTCGAGCAGTGACACCTCGGTGAAGCCCATTTCGCCGCCCGAGCTGGTGGTTTCCAGAATCTGCGTGATCTGGGTCAGCGTGGTGATCTTGCGCACCGAGCCGACGCCGCCGCCTGGGGTGTAGATCGTGGTGCTGGACGAGTCCAGGCCTTCCAGGGCGAACGTGCCGGAAGCCGACAGGCTGACGCGGAAGATGCGGTTGTTGATGCGGGACCAGCCAGAGGTAACCTCGACAAGGTCGCCATTGGCCAGGCCGTGGGCGGCGGCGGTGAGAACGGCTGGGTTGGCATTGCTTGCCGCCGTGATGGAAATGGCCGAGCCGTACACGGTGGCCAGCTTCAGCGTTGCGCCGTTAGGCAGGGAGATCGACATATGTAAAGCCTTTCCGGTCGCTTGACCGAGAGTGGTAACCCTCGCGGGCATAAAAAAACCGCCCGAGTTTCCTGGGGCGGCTCAAATGAAAAAGGCCAGCGGGTTAGGCTGGCCTCTATAAATTCTGTTGTTTTTTCTAATCTACCTCGATGACCTTGCTGAGCACGGCCATATTGCATTTCTGTTCGGCGATTGAGCCCGACGTAAAGCTGCCGCTCATCATGCCGTTGACCTGGGCTGTGAAGTAAATCTGCGAGCCGTCTGGCCGCGTCGCGCGGTAGCTGCACGCCGATTCCAAGCCGACCATGGCGCGCAGCATGTCCTGGCCGGCGTCGGCGATGCGGATCAGCTCGACTTGTAACGACAGCTCAGCCAGGCCGGACATAGCCTGGTATGGCCGAGCTAGGCCGATGTAATTTCGCGTGGACGTGGCGTACTGCGTGCCAAGCTCGCCCACGACCTTGACGCCTTTGATCTGCGTGTAGCTCAGTGCGGCGAATCCAACGGTGGTCACGTCAGCAGGCGTCGCCTGTGATACGGCAAGCGTGCTACCAGCAAGAGAAGTTGGCATATCGTCAAATCCAAAGGGAAAAATCTTGCCTAGTGCCGCGCAGCTTCGTTTCTTCGTCGTAGGTTGCAATGGCAGCGCCTAAGACGGTCGGTTGCATGGCTATCAGGGTGCGCAGAGCATCCTCGACCGCACCACCCACGGCGGTCGCCTGGATGCGCGTATCGGCCCATACGTTGATCTGTATGCGCGCGTTTTTCTTCGATGGGGTGGTGCTCTCAACGAAATTGACAGCATCACCACCCACCTGCTGGTAGGTGATGTACGGGCGAGGCGTATTCTCGGGCGCGACGTCCGGAAAGACGTGGTCCGCAACCAGGCCGCGCAATGCGGCAAATAGTGCAATATCAATACTCATTATCGGCCTTGTATTTCGTCTAGTTTTGCCGCCATCTGCCGCTTCCCGGCTGCGATAGCGTCATCCAGCCGCGACAGCGATGGACGTAAAAACGGCGTGGCCGGCGCGCGCGCTGTGCCGAACTCGACCATGTAGCCATAGGGCGCTTTGGTGTGGTTCCAGCTCACTCGGTAGACTTTCAGCGTGTCGCTCGATTTTTCCGGGGAGTAGACTCGGTAAATTGCCTTCCTCAAATTGCCGGGGTTGAACAGGTATTTCGTGCCGCTTTTCTTGGAATTTCTGCCGTAAAAATAATGCGGCTTGCTCGAATCGCGCACATTTGCCTGGACCTCATCGTAAATCACACGCCCCATGCCGGCGGCGCCCTCGATGGCAACCTCATCCTTTACCGCCTCGCCGTAGGCGCGCAGCTTTGCCTGCAGCTCATTAAGCCCGGCCAGATTGATATTGAAACTCATGCCGCACCGCGCGAGCACATCAACGCAAGCGTGCGCTGGTCCTGGCCGAGAACGGCTTCGATGCTGTAGGCGTCCGTTCCGTGCAACACCCGCATCTTTGCCGCAACATCGGCGCGGTAACGGATGGTGATGGTTGTCAGCACCTTGTTCTGTGTGGCGCCGGCGGCGACGAACTCGCGGCCACTGACGTCGCGCACCTCGGCCCACAGCTTGCCGTCGCCGCTGGCGATGACGTTCGTCCAATCGGCTGGCAGCGGCTGACCAGCCTCGTCCCGACCGCCCGCCAGCACCTGCAAGGTGATGCGCTTGTTTAGGCGCGCACCGAGGCTCATGCATGGCTCCGGCACGCGTCCAGCAGCCGATCAACGAAAGCCGACTGCACCGTGTCGCGCTCCAGGCGAGTGGCCGGATCAAACTGCTCCACGAGTTTCGCCAGGATGTAGAGCTGTACGTTTTCCGGCACATCCGCCGGTGTAGCGCCATAGCCGCACACGACCTCGACAGTCACTTCAGTGCCGGCCAGCGTGGTCGGCCAGGCGCCGCCGAGCGCCGGCACCAGGTGCGACTGGTATCGCGCACGCCACAGGCGATAGGCTGCAGGGGCCAGCGTCTGCTCGGCGCCGGCGGCATCAAAGTACTTTACCGACGTGACCGACATAACTGGATGAGGCAACTTGATCGCCTCCGGAAAGCATTCGAGCGTCACGCGCCACGTCTGCTCAATCAGGCACTGGCCGATCTCGTGCTCGAGCGCGGCGACGATACCCTTGATCCACGTCGTGATCAGCACATCCATATCGCCGCCGTCGACGCGCATGTTTGCCTTGGCAACGTCGAGGCTGACCGGGAGATTCGCCGGCGGCGTGATGCGGATAGCGGTCATAGCGCCCCCCAGGCAGTCAGGCCCAGGCTGGCGCAGCGCGCATCTGCTGCGGCAACGCTGGCGTAGGATTCGGCAGCGGGCAGGCCGGCGCCGATTTCGATGGTGATCATGGCGTGCCTTAATCGAATATTTGCAGTGCGGGTGCCGAGCTGGCGCGGGCGCAGGTCAAGACCAGCGCGCTGGCCGATTCGACGCTCGGCATCCAGTTTATGCCTCGGTTGTACAAGGCAGGCACAATGACGTTGCCGGCGGCGTCCTGCCAGATGTCGAGCACGTTTGCTGTCACGCCCAATCTGTAGTTCTTGGATTTCGCGGACAAATCCCACTCCATGCCATCCCAAGATGACCAGAAATGATGGTATGGCTCACCTGCTGTGCCTACGCTTTGTGTGCGCAGGCTGCCCATAATGTAGCCGCCATCGCGCAGAGTCATGCCGATCAGCGGGCAAATTTGGTCCACGCGCTTAAACGGCTTCCCCTGCACCATGTACTGCAATTTTCGGTCGAATGAGATCGACTGGAATGCAGTGGTGTGCGTCTCGAATGTCTCGGCATCGGCGTCTGGTAGCCCATATACGCCGTTCATTCCAAATACCAAATCACCGTAGCGGCAAAGTTCATTGCCAGTGATGACGCTCCAGCCTGGAGTTGCGGCGATTTGTGCATACGTCGCGTTCGCAACAGGTGCGGCGCTTTTGCCATCCCACGAAATCACAGCGCTTTCGGTTGCGACATCACCTAGCAGGAAATAAATCAATCCCGTGCGGGCGTCCTGAATCACGGCATGGAAGTGGGTGGGTAAGTGAGCGCCGTTGGTGTTGAATGTCAGCAGCGGCGAAAACGTAAAGCCGTCGTCTAGGGACTGCCAGCAGATGACTTGATCGTTAGCGGCGCCAGTTACACGCCCTGATGCCACGTTGTATTCCGCTATCAGGATCTTCTTGACGGGGGGAGCTCCTGCTGTGGAATACACAGAAGCCTCGCATATCGAGCGGGCATGTAGTAGGCGGATATTTGGCGTCTGTCCGTTACCGATGCCAGTTGTCGAACCTAAGTGCAGAACAGCCCTACGGTTGGCGCCAAGAGAATTCCCAATTGCGTAGGTAGTTGGGTCGGCTCGGCAAATATAATTCCTGCCATCCGCACTAGACACCCATACCAGCACTGCGCCGCTTGTCAATAGTTTGGCATAATTCATCCCTGCCCCCACACCACTAATAAGCGACGAACCGTCCGCAGTAAGTAATGCCCCAGGCACATCGGTGTCGAAAGCCACGGACCACTGCCCCATTCGCAGCGATGTGCCCGCGCCAGTCGAGATATCACCAGTGAATTTGAACAGGTAATTGGCGCTGTTGCCGAACACCTTGCTGGTGCACATATACGAGCCGTCGGGGAACTGAGCGAGCGGCGCCATTGGAATCGCTGCCTTTTTCAGAATCGAAACGTGGTTCCAATCCATCGGCAAACTCACCGACGAGTTACCCACGGTAGCAGCCACACTGCCCGCCGAACACGTCACCAGAAAGCGCTGCTCGCCAGCATACGGCCCGATGGGCGCCAGCGCGCCACTGCCAACCGCCCAGGACTGCAGTGAGTTCGTGCCGCCCAGCACCGGATCGAGCAGGTAGACGACGCCCGTGGCGCCTGGCGCGCCGGTGACGGTCAGGGCCTGGCCTTCGGGCAGCTTGACGACACGCTTATTAGCAGGGGAAACAGACAACGGGAGCTGCGTCGTTTCCTGCACGAGCGTGAACAGGCCTGTCAGAAGCAACATTTCCGCCTCGGAATCCGCGCGTTGCTCCTGCTGCGAGATACGCCACAGCGCTTGGCCGCCGGTCACGGCGAGTTCTGACCAGCGGTCGACGTTGCCGACGTATTTGATAGTCTTGGGCATGACAGACCTTCCAGTTACACTTCTTTGTTTTCCGACGCGGAGCCTTTTACCTTGGCGCCCACTTCTTTGGCCCAGCCCTCAGCTAGCGCCACAGCGATCAGATCGTCGTCGTCCGTCTCAATGGTCTGGCCTTCCGCGAACGCTTGGATATCGATACCGCGGTGTGCCCAACTGAATGCCTGTTTGGCGATCAATTTCATGATTCTTCCCTTGAACTGAAAAGGCCCGCATCAGCGGGCCTGTGGGTGATTAGGCTGCGGCGATTTTCAGCAACTTGATAGCCTGGGTATTGCGCAGCTTGCCACCCACGCGGCGGCGAACGTAGAACTTCACGAAGCCGGGGGTGGTGATCTCATCGCGGGTGATGCGCATGCCCACCTTGTCGCAGATCAGATAACCTTCCTTGAAGTCGCCGAACGCGAGCGGGAAGGAGTTGGCGGCGATAGCTGGCATGTCCTCGGCTTCCGTGATGCCATAGCCCAGGAAGGTTGCCGGCTGGCCGGCAGTCAGCGCTGGCTGCCACAGGTATTGGCCGGTGGTGTCCTTGTACTTGCGCAGGCCGGCCAGCACCGCCTTCGATGTCAGCCACTGAGCATTGTTGCGGTAGCGTGCGCGCACGCCGTAGACCATGTCCAGGAAGGCGTCCTGAGTCGTTGGCAGCGCCGCCGCCTGGCCGGATGCAAAGTACTGCAGCGTGCCGAATGCGCGCGCGCTGTCCGCCGTGACCACCGGAGTCGGGCCGGCCAGGATGCCGGTGGGCTTCTTGACGCCGTTGCCGGAGATGAACGCCGCGCCTTCGCCGCCGGCCATCGATTCGCCGGCCGACATGATCAGCCAGTCCTCGACGTTGAAGTACAGGTCGTCCAGCGATTCCTCCGACGCTTGCGGCTTCGCGCTGGCCATGCCGAAGGTGGGCACAATTTCAGCCAGGTCCGCCGTGTTGGTCTGGTTGCGGGTGTCGCCCTCGCCCAGCCATTCGAAGCCGGCGCCGTTGATGTCAAACAGCTCGTGGTAGTCGGTGGTACCGACCGTGCGCACGGTAGCGATCTGGCGGATCGGGGAGATATCGACCGACAGGCGCGCGATGGCGCTTTCGATAACCTTGGGCAGCGCGTAACCGCCGGCGGCGTTGGTGCCGACCACTACCTGCGCCGAGCGCGATTCGCGGCTTTCGGCGGCCGCCTTGGATTCCAGCGCCTTGAAGGTCTGACTCAAGCGCTGCTCGCAGCCCGAATCTTTCGGCGCCCGGATCCAGTCGAAAAACGCGCTCTTGTAGGCGAGGGATTCATCGCTTTCGCGCTGTTCGCGATCACCGCCACCGGAAAATGCGCCAGGGCGCGCCAACTTGGTTTCCATCTTTTCGAGGCGGGCCTTGGCTTCGGTGATGGAACCGATATGCTCGTCCATGCGCGCCAGCTTGGCTTCCAGGTCTTCCGTGCCCTTGCCGGCCTTGATCGCTTCGATGCGCTGGTCGTTGGTCTTCTTGTATTCGTCGAAGGCCGTGGCGATCTTGTCGATCGCGTCAGCAACCGACTTGATGGTCGGATCGTCGCGCTGCTCGTAGATCGGCGCGCCCGCAGCCTTGGCCTGGAAGGCGGCAAAATGCAGTGCCATGCTGGCGGCCAGGGTGGCGCCGATAATATTCTTTTTCATGAATTTCTTTCAAGAGTTGAGTGAGGAGAGAAGGCGGGTTGCAGCGCCCATTGCTTTGGCGGTCGAGTTGACGGAATCGCTCCGCGCCTCTCCCATCCGCATGACGCGCGACACGAAGGCCGTGGCGTCGGACTTACTGAATCCGGCCTCGCGCAGGATTCGTTCAGCATCTTTTGGCGCCGACATGTCGTCGGCGGATTTCACACTGGTGATGCGGGCAGCTTCGTTGGCCGGAAAGGTAACCATGGAAACCTCCCACAAGTCCACCTCGGCCAGGATGCGCAGATCGCCCTCATAAGACCACTTCTTCGACATGAAGCCGATCGACAAGCCGTTCAGGGCGCCCATTTTCAGAAGCGCGTACGCCTCTTTGCCGCGCGCGGTGTCCAGTGCGAGCATGCCCTTCATGCGCAGACCTTTGGCGTCCTCGACGATCTCGGTCCAGATGCCGATTGGCTCCGTTGCGTCGTGCTGCCACAGCATCGCGGGCATAGTGCCAGCGGCACGGTGAGCTACAAGCGATGCCTGGAAGGCGCCGGCTACAATCACATCATCGTAGTTGTCACGCACGCCAAACACCGAGCCATAGCCCTCGACCGAGCCATCCTCGCCAGATGCTTTAATCTGGAGTGCGAACGAGCGCACTTGGCGCCCGCCTGCTACGTTGCGCACTTCAAGCGTCGGGTGCTGGGTCATCTGTCTTTCCTTTCTGGCCGCTGGTCATATTCATTGGCGTGAGTGGTTCATCGAGGCCGGGCAGCGGATCTTTGCCCTCCTCGTCGCGGATTTCGTTGCGGGTATAGATGCCCATCTCGGACATTGTTCGCGCCCACTGCGAACGGTCCTTCATGGAGCCCTCAGTCATGTACCTGGTGTCGAACTCGGCGAACAACGGGCCGGATCCGTCCAGCAACATTTCGTCGATACGTTGCGTCCATGCCTCGTGCCACGGCGCCAGCGTGTGCTTGACGTGTGCGGCAAAGAAAGCCTCGGAACTGGCGAAGGTAGCCGACTTGTCCGAGTGCCCGACCATGATCGGAAACACGCCGTAGCCGCGGCAAATCTCCTCGATCTGCAGGCGCCGGGTCTCGACATGCTGCGCGTCGACGCCGGAGATCGCCGTGCTCATCCACTTCGCGGCGCGGTCCAGCACCATCGGCATGCCGGCATTACGTGCGCCGGCCTGTTTCCTGATCCAGCTGGTGAGGCGCCCATGCTGCTCCTCGTTCAAGTTGCCTTCCACGGAATAGGTGCCGCTAGGGCGCAGGCCGTTTTCATGCATGGCCGCCTGGCTCTGCTCCGTCACCATGGCAAGTCCAATGGCGGACCGTGCAAGTGCCACGGCATTGAGACTTTCCGTCCAATCCCACTGCACGCCGTTGAGCAAAAAGACATCATCCGGCCCAAACTCGCCGATCAGGCCGAACTGGTCCCAGCACCGATACACCAGTTCGTACCGAGAGTTGCGGGTCATGCTCCAGCTGCCGGGCTGCACAGGGATCAGCTCGCGAACACGGCGGTTATCACCTCGGACCTTGATCGACAGGCCGGTACCGGTCAGGGCGGCGTGAATCGTCATCTGGCGGCGCCACTCAAATGAGGTTTGCCATTCGTTTGGCCGGCGCGACAGTAGGCGATACTCCGGAATGTTTGTGGCCTTCTGGCGTCGCCCGTCACTGTCCTCTCGGTACACGTGCAGCTTCGGCGTGGCGCAGCCATCGGCAATGACCTTCACGCACGCCAGTACCGTCGACACTTGCAGCGCCGTCTTTGCGGTGACGGTCACGCCGGCGAAGCGGCTGGCGCCCGTACCGTCAATCAGGCCCGCGACCTGGTCGTACGTCAGCGCGGCCGCTTTGCGTCCGAACAGTTTTCCAAAAAAGCTCATTAGTTATCCCAGAATGAAGTTGCAGTCGCTGTATCCATCGGCATCACGCCGACCGACATGGCCAGTGCCACCATGCCGTCGATGCGGCCGGTCGCCTTGCCCTTCACGAATTTGCGGTTTTCTGCCGGGTCTTTGACGACGGTTGCGTTCGCCGCACACATCGCCAATACCGGGTGGTTTCCGTGTCGTATTTTGCGAGACAGCAGAATCGATTCCAGTTCCCGGATCGCCGGCGACATCGACACGAAACCCTGCCCAAACTCTACAAACAGCAACAGCTCTTCCTCACTGAAGCCAGCAGCAATAAGCCATGGCTTCAAGAATTTCATGTTGTACCTGTCGAACGCTAGCGCGCGCACCGTGTACCGGTCAAACACAGCCCGCAGATATTGGGCGATGAACTCGTACTGGATGGCAGCGCCCGGCGTCGTCTGCAAAAATCCCTGGTCGCGCCACAGATCGTATGGAACACGGTCCGCCCTCGCCTTCTCAGCCAAGCCATTTTCTGGCAACCAGAACACCGGCAGCACGCCCCATCCATCTCCTTCGGCCGATGTCAGCACCAGGGCGGTCAAGTCGCTGACGCTAGATAAGTCGAGGCCGCCGAACACCTCGGCGCCGGGCTCGAACTCTGCCGGCGCGGCGCCGTTCTCTTGCCACACCGAACGCGTCACAAACGGGCTGCGCGCCTCGACACGCTGGTTCAAGATTAGATTGCGATACCCCGCCTCGGCGCTCGGCATGCGCTTTGCGTCGGACGCCTGGCGGAACACCTCTTCCTTGTTCATGAAGTCGTCGAAGTGCGGATTGGCCGCACGGATCGCATCTTCGCTGAAAGGATCAAGGTCGAGTGAAGCCGTGCACAGCTCGACCTTGATGCGCGGGTCGGCACCGGTCAGTCCATCATCGATCAACAGGCTAAGCAAGTCAGCATCCGTCGGCGCCTGCGTCGAGATCACAATCGACAGTGGCGATTCCTGCGCCGCGCTCGCCGTCTCCAATGCCTCATACAGTTCTGAGCGCGGGCCTTTGACCTGGCCCAGCTCGTCATGCACTACAAACACCGGGCTCAACCCGTAGGCCGTCGCAGCATCGGCGCTCAGAGCGCGGTATAACGTGCCCAGTTCGGCGCAATGCAATTGCTTCGCCGTGTCGCGGATGCCGACATATTCAGACAGGTCGGGCGACAACCGCACCACCTTGGCCGCCAGCGCGAACAGGATAGCCGCCTGGTCCCGCGATTGCGCCGCGCTGTACAGTTGACTATTCGGCTTGGCCTCCGGGCCGCACAAGTGCAGCAGCAACAGGAACGCGGCCAGCGCCGTCTTCGCATTCTTGCGCGCCATGGACAGGATAAATACGCGCGTAGGGGAATCGTAAATGCGGCAGATCCATTTGCGCTGGTGCTTCGTTAATTTCACCTGCCGGCCGACCAGGCGCCCTTCTGGAATCCTGCAATGAGCCTCAATCCATGCTGCGTTGCGATCGCCTCGCGTCAGCTTTTTTCGTCGAGTGCCAGTTCCCACGGTTTGCGCGCCTTTGCCTGATTTTTAATTCCCCGGCCAATCGTGGTCGGGTGCTCGACCGCTTGGCGGGTGATGCGCAACCTGGTGGCCAGCGACGATGCGGCCCGGCTCTCGCGCTCGGACATGCCTAGCAATCGGTCGTAGCGTTTTAGCCCATCGTCGTCGGCCATCCATGCGCGGTCGAAATTCATCAACTCGTCAGCGAGGATGCGTGCCTGGACGATGTGCCGACAATACATTTCAAGCAACGGCGCATGCGTTGGCGTGAACGAGGATGCAGGTTGGTCGTTGACCACCTCGGCCCACACCATCTGCTCGGCATCGCTCATGTGCAGCGGAGCGGACAGGCGGCGCGACTCGCGAACGGTCGTGACGACGCCGTTCAGTTCAAGCGATGCCGCCGATTTTCTGCCTCGTGTTGCCATTTTCCCGAATCCCGTTTTTACTTTTTTTGTCCACGTTTATGAAAGAAGAGGGTACACGCGGTCCTGGGCGGTGACGCCTCAGACATTTCGCCCTCCCCCGGGGTGTGCTGCATCATCGACTGGCCAGCCATCGGCGCCAATGGTGACCTGCCGGCGCTTCTTCTTCCCCTGCTCTTCCTCGGTCTTCACGTCGTGGCAGGGCTTGCAGATCGCCTGCAGGTTAGCCTCGGCATCGATGCGCTCTTGCGACCAGCGCAGCGTTGCAGCCTTGGCCTTGCTGACAATGTGGTCGACCTGCGTTGCGATGGTGACAATGCCATTCTTACGGCACACTTGGCACAGCCCGCAGTCGCGCTCCATCACCACCTTGCGGACTCGGTCCCATGCGGCGCCGTAACCGCGCGACTGGCGGGATTCTTTCGACCAGGCCATCAGCGCGCCTCATGCAGAGTACCGGGCGCCATCATGGCCTGGTGCGCAGCATCGGTACGGGCGCGCATCCAGGCATCGAAGCCGATCGCTTCCGCACACCGCCAAGATCCATACTTCACGATCCGCACTGCGCCCTTGAGCACTTCGGTGGCAATCTCATCGCCAGCCACATAAATATTGCCCAACTCGTCCAGCCTGGCGCGTGTTACCTCGCCCGCAATGTCATCAACAGCTATGACGAGGTCAACGAGCACGCCATCCAGGTAGATGCTGGCGCCCATGTAGTCAGAGCGGTAGTCGGGGCTGGCCGTGTTGGCGGAGATTCGCATATCGTTTCCCTCAGGCGGTGAATGAGTGCAGCGCTGGCTTAGCCATTGCCCACAGCCAAGGCCAAGCCAGCAGCACGAGCGCGACGATGGCGCCGCCAATCACAGCGCCCACTAGGGCCATGGTGACGATAAGCCTACGGAAGTCGATATCAAACATGCTCAGTCCTTCAAGCTCTTGACGTCGGCGACCAGCTCCTTTGCCGCCTCGGCAACAGGCTTGACTGCGGCCGCCGTGACGTCAACAACCATTTCAACAGGGGCAGCGACAACCTGCACCACATCGGCAGCGAGGCTGCCCAAGGATTTCAGTAGACCGAACATGTGAACCTCAAATAGAAAAGCCGCCAGCGCAGTGATGCGGCTGACGGCGAAGGCCCGGCATGCCGGGCAAGGAGACAGTTTTAATTCCGTCGAATTCGGGGGAATTAGAATTGAGATTGGCGATCACCAACAGGAAAGCCGCTTGTCGCTTTGCGCGTGGATGCAATTGGCTTACCTGTTGGCGCCAGGCCTAGCGGGCCGGCGCCAAACTGAGCTTGGTTGAGCTACTTCATGGCGTACCTCCTTTTCAGGCCTGCGGCGGCATGATCGCGCGCGCATCCGGCCAGTTCAGTTCTGTTTGACGCGCGGGTATTCGTTCAACCCATCAGCCTCGCCGCCGTTGTAAAGCTCGCGATTCTTATTGCTGCGATCTTGCCAGAGGGCGACAGCTTTAGCCTTTAGTTCATCGCAATCGGCGCGGCTGAATGCGACATCATCAACGCCAGGACCCTTGGTTCCCCACTCGTGACAGAACACGTATGCGATCACATCAAGGCCGTCATCACCTTTCAGCTCAGAATCCGGGAAGCATCCGCCGCCTTTATGGGCGTCGCGCACAACTATCGGCATGGGCGGACCTTCGCAAAACGGGCATGGCAGCAATTTCATATCGACCTCAGCTTCGTTCTTCGCTCTCAGCCTGGATCTGACGCTCTGCAGCGATCAAGTTCCAGCCCAACTCCCTGCGAATTTCATCAGGCGTGGGAGGCGGGTCTTCGGAGTGCGTGCGCCGCTCCAGGTACTCGCGTACCTTTTGTGGCGATGGATGTGTGGTATCTGTCACGGCGTCCTCGAAAAGTGAATCGCCAATGCAAAAAAGCCACCGCGAGGGTGGCTTCTATCTGCTCCCACGACTATCTGCGTGGTGAACACTTTATTCAGGCGTAACAGGGCATCAATGGTCTCGGCTTGAGGTCTGCCGCTGCCCTGCTTCGCGCCGTAGCGCTAGGCTTGAATTATGCGCGCTGGATGAATCGTAAGGCGCGCAGTGATTCAATTATATACCTGTGTTTACAAACAGTGCAACACATTCCCTAACGTCACAAAACCATGTCGGCGGCCAGGCGCTTCATGGTCTGGCCAGCTGCGTGCGCCGCCATGGCGTTGAGCGCTTCGACCATATCCTCGACCAGGTGCAGCATCTTGTGCTGGGCCTGCACAGCGCGCGTGCCGCTGCCAGCGCATGCGCGGCAGGCAATGTCCGACATCGCCGTTGTCTGACCGCGCACCAGCTCGTAGGCTCGCCCAGTGCAGGCTGGACACACATCGTTCAGCCAGTGGTCCAGCGACAGGCGTGCCACCTTGGACGGGCTCACGTCGGCCGGCCAAGTGCGGTGCCCTGCCTTGGACTTCACTATCTCGCCCCATGCATCGAGCAATGCCGGGTAGCTAGTGGCGTCGCCGGCGTATTTCACACGAAACAACTTGGTGCCAAGGTCACGGCACAGCGCGGCAGCGGCCAGTACTTCGGTGCTGTGATGGTGGACGTCGTCGCGCAGGTTCGACGATCCGAGGGCGCTGGTGTATTTCTGAATTACGTTCATTTATGGTCCTATTTTCTGGCGCCGGAAGTGTTCTAACCGATGATTCACAATAATCATGAACATGAGGAAATATGCGGCGTTGCGGGGTGGTCTTCGCCACTTTCCCGCCAGCGCTTTTGCTCAATTCCTCTTAATCGCCGTGGCCGCCGCTTGCGCCACCATGTGCAGCTTTGCGTTGAACCAGCGGCGAATGCAGTACGACCGCGCCACGCTGATCACCGTGTAGATCAGGCCCAGCAGCAGGTTATCGCGCGCGGTGATGTGAAAGCCAAACAGCGGAAAGATCAGCATGTTGGCGGTGAAGTTGATGGTAAAACCGATCACCACATTGATAATGGCCTCGATCAGCGAGCCGAGCCGGGTCTGGTTCATGGCTGGAGTTCCTTTGTCGGGCGATCATCGCCCTCTTGGTAGTTGGTCGCATATAGCGTGAGCATGCGCAGATTGCACATGGCGTGCGCCAGGTGAGGCAGGCCCGATTCAGCGTCGCACTCTTCGCCGGCCTGCCACGCTGCCATGTGGCGCATCAGGCACGCGAACGGGATCGACCAGGCCATGCCCTTTGTCCAGTTCCAGGCCGCGTACTTTTCCTTGCCATAGGCCCACACGCGCGCCTCATCGGCCATGGTGGTCAGCGGGATCAGTGAATAATCCGGCTTGCCGTAGTTGAAGCGGGCGCCGCTCCCCTTTGCTTGGCTGGTCACGTCGCCAATTCCTTGGGCGGCTACCATCATGCGACCGCCTTACTGGCAACGGCCCAGCAGAGTTGAACAGCATAGTTCGATCTGACTCGTATAACCTTGCCAGTCTTTTCCATGCGCTTGAGTTGGCGTAGCAGCCAAGCCGTCTCGATAAATTGCCCGCCAATAGGCGTCAAACAATTTGCCAGGTGATAGGTCATCATGTTCGTGCGCCACGCCAATTCGGCCAGGATTTCGTCATCGGTAGACTTGTTCATTCTACTTGTTCCATAAAAGTGATTTCGCTGGGCTGGCGCGGTGTCGCGTCGCCCATCAGGTAAATAGTTGTAGATACGCCGCCGCCCAGCACCTGGGGAGACATGCTGTGCAGGAAGTGCTGCTTGCCGTCGAAAAGCACGGGCTGGCAGGTGTACAGCGCGCGCAGCAAAGCGCGGTCGCGCTTGTAGGCCGCCTCGGCCGGGGTTTCCGGTGCCGGCGTTGGGCTGCGGCGGTTCATTCGGCGTCGCCCGAATTGCCATCAACTGATGACTGATGATAATCATCAACATGTTTATCCATGCGGGTTTGCGGGGTGCCGCTCGCCACTTTCTCGCCACGCCCGAAACCGATTTTCTCGGCGATATCGTTCTGCGCCTGCGCTGCCTGGTCCCGGTTTTTCTCCAGGTAGGCCATGGTGGTCATCGGCGACTTGTGGCGCATCACCGCCTGGATGGTCTGGATCGGCACGCCCTGCTCCGACAACATGGTGGCGAACGTGCCGCGCAACCGGTGCGGCGTGATGCCCTTGATCTTGCAGCTCAGGTTGGCGGACCGCATGGCCTTGCGCGCGAATCCAGGCGGGTGCTGCTGGGCGCCGCCGCGCTTGCCGGCGATCAGGCCCTCCACCTGGCGGTGCGGTGCCAGTTGCTCGACCAGCCAGGCCGGAACAGGCACGGGCTCGGCCTCGCGGCCCTTGGTGATGCCGGGCGTGTAGGTGGCGCGCTGCCAGTCCAGCCATTCCCAGCGCGCACCGGCCGCCTCGGACTCGCGCAGGCCCAGGCCGAACATCAGGCGAATGGCCATGGCCACCGATGGGTCTGCGCGTGTGACCTGGTCGACGGCTGCAAACCACTCGGCCACGGCCGCGATGGGCAGAATCGAGCGGGGCCGCTTCTGCACCTTCAGCATGCGCACCTGCCAGGGGATCGACCTGATCAACTCGCGCTTCACTGCCCAGTTGGCGATCAGCTTGAGCACGCGCAACCAGTGGTTCGCGCTGGCCGGCTTGTGGTCGACCAGGTGCAGGTTGCGCGCCAGCTCGACGTGGCTGGTGGTGATCTGGTTCAGCGGCAGGTCGCCCAGGTCGTAGAAGTGCAGCCGGGCGGTGGTCTCGACGCTGCGCTGGTGCGCGGCGCTGCTGATCGGGCCGTTCACCTCCAGCCACTCCTTCGCCATGACCGACAGCGTGGGCACGACCTTGCCGCCATTGGTCAGGATCAACGCCTCGTCGTACGCGCGCTGCGCTACCGCGTTGGCTTTCGCCTTGCTGCTCTCGCGGGTGCTGCGCTGCACGCGCGCGCCGGCAATCTGGAAGCGGTAGTGGTAATTCTTGGCCTTGCCGGCCCGAAACAGGTGAAAACTCATTCGTGTCTTTCAAATAATGCCAAGGGCGGTCTTGGCGTTGGTGATCTGCATGGCCAGCAGCGACTTGTCGCCATTGGCCAGGCGCGCCATGATCTTTCGCGCCCAGGTCTTGTGATCAAAATGCGTTGCCTTGGCCGACTTCGCAACGCCGCTAGCCTCCAGCTCGGCCAGCATGCGGGCCGCATCCTCGCGGGAGAGGCTGCCCTTGCCAGGCGCTGGCAGCGCTGGCGCCGGTGCCGGAATCTCGGCCCATTCGCCGCGTGCCAGCTGCGCGCTCAGCGTAGCCGCCCATCGATCCTTGACCTGGCCGTATGACTGCATCATCAGGTCGCGGGAAAGCAGCATCGCCGACCAATAGATCGCCGGGTGCGACCAGACGCCCCACTCGCCCTTGTGGCGCGCTTCGATGCCGACGATGGCCTCGTGGTACGCCGGTACCGGGTCGGCAAACGGCTTGCATGCCTGGATGAATTCGGCGCAGCTCGGCGGCTTCTGGTACCGCAGGCGGCAGGCCTTCAGGCCGACGGAGGCCTCTTTCGGGCTGATGCCCTCCTCCTCGAAGGCCTCGACCCACGACTCAGACCAGTTCGTGAGCGCCGCTTCGCTCGCAAAATTGGACGAGAACCAGTGCGGATAGGCGCCGTCCAGGCGGTTGTACAGGTGCTGGATCATGGACACGCCAAGCTTTGGGTGTACGTCGAACCAGCGCGAGTCCGGCGCTGTGCTGGACTGGCCAAGAAAACATTTTTGGCTGCCGGCAGTTGCAAGTGCGCTCATGTCGAGCTCCCAGGTTGCGGCCGGCCACGATTGACGAATGCGGTCGGGTCAAACTTCGCCGGGCGCCCTGCTACCGCACCGTGCGGCGCGCGCTCGTTGCGGACCCAGTTGCGCCATGTAGCCGGCCAATCCGCCTTGCGGCCCTTGACGCCTGGCTGGGCGATCCAGTAGTCGCGGAAGCGCTGCTCGGTCTGCGCCGGAATCAGCTCCGGGCGCTCTGTTTTGCAAAACTCGATATCCTCGGCCGATGCAGCCCAGTCAGCAGGCAACCGCGTCGCGGTGGCTTTCGCCTCTGCTCTTGACCTTGCTTTTGTAGTTATCTTCTCTTCTGTATCTGTATCTGTATCTGTATCTGGGCGTTTTTGTGCGTTCGGTTGCGTTTGGTTTTGTTCGCCTTCCGCTTTCAGGCGTTCTTTTTCGGCTTTTTGACGCTCGCGATACTCTTTTCCGCGTTCGGCCGAGCCGTCTTCACGCAACGGCTGACGTTTTTCCCATCCAGCAAGCCGCTCACCGTTCAACACACGCCCCTGCATGGCGCTGAGAATTGCTGTCACGTTTTCCTCTTCAAGGTCGAGTGCGGTTGCCACGTCCTCACAAACGAACGACTGCGTTTGCCCGCGTTCGTCTGCGTTCGATGCGCACACCATCAGGTGCACATACACCGCAATCACGTCACCGATGCGCTGCCTCGAAACGCGCGCGATGGTGCGCCACTTCGGATCGTTCGGCATATCGGCCCATAACCGGCACCAGGGATTAGCCATCTCGCTTTCCCATCAGGTAGTTACTCAAATTCATCTCCAACCTTCCATCCAGCCGTGAATGGGATCGGGGCGTGACCGGCGGGCTGGAATCGCCGGTCGCAGCCGCGCAGCCGCTGCCCCGTTTGAAACTTGTTCCGGCACGGTGTCCGGGAAATTGGGTGGGAATTTCAAATAATGTTAAATTACCAATTCCACTCAGCAATTTATTAAAGGAAACTCCCATGGAAAATTACGGCCACATATCGTGCTGCCATAGCCAGAAGCGAATATCTGCCCAGTACTCCGTCCAGCCGTATAAGACGAGAGGAAAAACTTGCGAGGCAAGGACTGCAACGATCCCCATAACAGCAATAAGCACCGTTGCCTGGATCGCCAGCAAGACGGGCTTCGGAAAATGAGCATTGACATGGTCACGAACTTGATTGAGCGCACTTTGGCGTTCCCGGGGTTCACTCTCTTTTGGACCGCTATTGGTGCCGTGATCGGTGGTTACGGACAGCACCTGTACGCCCTGCGGCGCGATATCCGCAAAGAGTGGAACGACATTGCCGACCCGATACGAACCAGGCTGCAAAGCGAGGCAAGAGCCCCAGGGAATCAGCGAGGAGTGGTCGACGAATCCGACCTCGATCAGCTGCACCCGTTCATGCGAACCGACAAAATGCGGCAGCTCCGCGATGCAATCAAGCGATGCGAGCAGGCCCGACATGAGCACATAAGCACGGACTCGGCTGGGCAGCGAAGCTACGCGCGAACCGATCACATTAGCGATGCCGCCCTTTTTGCTTTGAATCTCTTGCAGCGGCGCTGACGCGACCACAATTTCGGCGCGCCTCCTTGGGGTGAGGGGGGGCATCATTTCTCCGCCATGCCTTTCAGTCGGGCCGCCATTTCGTTGAGCGCCTGCACTACGCAGTAAATGGCCGTCTCGACCCGTGGCAGCTCGTGTTTTTCCACCACGCCATCAGTCAGCACCGCGTGCACCTCGGCGCCGACCACCCCGCTGGCTGACCACACCTGCGTCACCAGTTCGAGGATGGCCATGTCCGACGCGGTTACGTCTTCCTGGGCCTTGATGCAGATGTAGCCATGGTTGCGCGCCAGGGCGTGCAATACCGCGTGGTCACCAGTCAGGGCCATCAAGCTGTCCAACTCGATCGGGCTGAGGTAGTTGGTCGTACTGTTCGGGTTGGCCTTGTTGCGCAGGATCTGGGCGCGGAGGCCCATGCGCACGGCAAGCACTTCAACGCCGCCAGCGGCGCGGTGAACGGTTTGGTGGATCGCGTCGCGAATATTCATTTCGGCACCTAAATACAAATGATGAAGTTTCCAGAAAACAATGTGATACTTCAATCAAACAACAGGAAAATCAGTTCAGATTGCCGGGAATCGCGATCACAGAATGCGATGGCACCGTGTCTAGGATGTTGTTGGTCGAGGGAGGCTGGCGACCGGGGTGGCCGGACTCGGCTGCCGGTTCGGTGGCACGGTGGGTGGACTGAGTGCGGCCTCCCAGTGTCGCAAAGACATCTGGATTCTTCAGTTCGAGAAACATCAAACGGGATTTTGGAATCCCGCCCACTGATGTCCTCCACTGCGAAACTGCGGCGGCGCTCACGTCACACAGTCCAGCGACTACCGATGTCCCGCCTAGGGCATCAATGATTTCGTCAGGCGTAAGTTGTTTTTCCATTTGACTATTTTAAGTGCGCTTAAATTTAAGTGCAAGCAAAATTTTCACGCTTAACATGATCTGTATTAAGGTTACTTAATGAACTGGAATAAAAGACTAACGCAGGCTCGTACTGCAAAAAATATTAAGAAAATTGACTTCGCAAAGATGGTCGGAGTGTCTGCGCCCACGATCACTCAGTGGGAATCAGGCGCGACGCAAGAAATCAAGGGTGACAACTTGGTTAAGGTGTGCGCGATTTTGGATGTCACACCTGGCTGGATTCTCTACGGGAAGGGTGAAATGAGCGCTCACGGCAGCGGGAATATCTCAACTGTGACAGCCGTCCACCCAGACGACCCGCACGACGATGATGTGGTTTTCGTTCCGGAATCGCGGATCCAATTTGCCGCGGGGAATGGCCGCACGGCCGTGTATGAGTTGATCGAGGACCAGGAGCCGGCCAGCTACCGTCTGTCCTGGTTCCAAAAATACGGGATCAAGCCTGAGCGTGCGCGTCGCTTCCGCGTGTCCGGTGAGAGCATGGAGCCGATGCTCTTTGACCGGGACACCATCCTTGTCAATACGGATGAGACGAATATCATTGATGGAAAAATGTACGCCATTCGGTATGGCGACGAATTGCGGGTAAAGTATCTTTTTCAGAAGCTGGATGGCACACTAACGCTTCGCAGTGTCAATCCGCTATTCAAGGATGAGGAAGTGCCGCCGCAACTTGTGAGTGAGCACATTGCTGTGATTGGCCGGGTGCGCGACCGCAGCGGCACGGGCGGCCTATGATTGGGGGGGGATAATTCGATAGATTTCCTGTTATCAACTTAACGCATAATAAATAGACATCTAGCGACCGTCTGAGCTTGAGAAAATATGAAAAAAACTATAGCAATTGCAGTTGCACTCACTATTTTGACCGCGTGCAAGCAAGAAAAGTCTGGGCCGACAGAAGCGTCCCCTACGGCGGCCCAGTCAGAACAAAAGACATCGCAACCGCAGTCATCAATTGCAAGGAAGGCCTACGACGGTCCGTTCGGATTGGCTATGGGAATACCGGGCGAAGATCTTACGAGAAAATTCGGCCTCAAGATGATGAATTCCGACCCAACCATGTTTACTGGCAAGCCACCAAAACCAATGGAAGGGATTGATGAGTATTTGGTTTTTGTCGCGCCGAAAGCCGGCGTGTGCCGCGTGATAGGCATCATCGAAGTTAAGACTGTCAATGGATCAGGCGATCAAGTTAAGGCCGAAACAGACAAAATTGCAGACCTACTGCAAATAAAATACGGAATATATTCGGATAAATCCGAATATATCGGGGAGGATGTTTACAGACGAAACCCGCAATATTGGATGATGGGCCTCAAGGAGGAATCAGTCTTCTATGCCTACACATGGACAAATCCCAAGCGGCAAGAGCGCCTCCCGAATCAACTAAAGTCCATTGAGGCGTTCGCGAGCGCGTCGGGAATTGATTCAGCTACCGTCGTAATTAGATACAGTTTTGACAATATCGCTGATTGCCATAAAGAGATCAAGGCAGTTAAGGCTCAGAGCTTGTAGCCAACCTCAACAAAAGTCGCCTCACCGCCCTCACCTTCGCACCTTAGGCCGCCGCCCGAGCAATCTGGCGCCAGCCAAGTCCTCGACCCTGTGCGCCTTGCTTGTTTCGCTGATTTCCCCAAGGGTACTGCGAGGCGTTTGCCGGCTCCACCTATCTGCATTTGCGCTGCCCCGCGAGATTTTTTCTGGACTTCCAGATACCCTTTTTTGATGCAACGAAAGAATCGCATCACTTTTTAAGTTTGCTTAAAAAAATACTTGCACTTAAATTTAAGTTGGCTTAATATTCTTCCATCGTACCTCAACCGATGGAGAGAAAATGTCACACGCCACCAGCAACACACCAGCGCCCAGCACCACCGTCAAAATCCCTTACCTCACCTGCGCTGAATGCAACGCAGTCATCCAGGCCAATGCCAGCGAGCAGCCTGGCGCAAAGCCGGCATCAGCCATTGACCTGATCGCCGATAACCTGCTCGACGCCGAATTGTGGCCCGAAGACAGCGAGCTCATCGCCGAGATCCGCGCCATGTTCTTGCACAACTGGGGCATGGATCAGGCTCAGGCCGACGCGCGCATGTCCCGCCTGAACTACAGCGATGCGCTTTCCGCCCTGGAGCTGCTGGCGGGCCCCGGCGCCATCGGCAGCACCTTCGCCGGCGGCATGTATGCCGGCATCATCCGCGGCGCCGACGGCGCTCCAGACCAACACCTAGTACTGCTGGACGGCGACACCGACGGCGTCACCTGGGAAGCCGCATGCGCCTGGGCCGCCGCCAAGGGTGCAACCCTGCCAACACGGGCTGAGCAGCGCCTGCTCATGGCAAACCTGCCTGACCAATTCCAAGCACGCTACTACTGGTCCAGTGAGCAGGCCGCCCCCTCTACCGCGTGGCTTCAGCTTTTCAGCCTTGGCTACCAGCTCTACAACGGCCGCTCGTACGAGGGCCGCGCCCGCGCCGTCCGCAGATTCCCAATTTAATCATTTATCAATTTTCTTTGCTTTTTGCTTAGGGGTCTCACATGAAATTCAAGTTCAACATCTACCTGATCATCGCCGTGGCCATCATCGGCGCCATCACCGGCAGCCTGGCCATGAGCCTGGGCGAAATCGAGCCAGCAGCCAGCGCCGCCATCATCCTCTTGTCCGTGTTGGTGCTGGGCTGGGGCGCCGGCAGCGTGGCGTCTCAGGCCGAGATCGACCGCCTGACCAGCATCGAGACCGGCCGCCGCATCCAGGCCAACTGCGCCATTATCACCCGCACCCAACTTGAGCGCGACCTCGAACAGTTGCTGGATGCGAAAGGCGGTGCCCTGTGAGCGCCCCGATCCTTGCTCTCCCGGCAGAGCACGCGAACATCATCTTCGACGCCTTGATCGATTCCCGTTGCTTCAATCATGAAATGGGCCGCATGCCTGGCGCGGATCTCAGGTATTGGGAAGAGAAAAAGAAATCCATCGACGCCGCCTATTTCGCGCTGCAAATGGCTACCGGAGCACTGCCGAAGGTCGCCACTACTGCCTCCACCGCCATCGGCGACGCGTTTGCCGGCGGCATCTACGCCGGTATTAGCTGCGGCGTGGACGGCGCGCCCGACAAGCACCTGGTGCTGCTGCCCGGCGAAGCTGTCGATGTCGACTGGGAGGCCGCTTGCGCCTTCGCTGCCAGCGTCAGCGGCGAGCTGCCGACGCGCGCCGAGCAGGCGCTGCTCTACGCCAATTTGAAAGACCAGTTCCAGCCGCGCTGGTACTGGTCCAGTGAGCAGGCCGCCCCCTCTGACGCGTGGCATCAGGATTTCTACTATGGCGGCCAGGACTACTTCAGCCGCTCGTACGAGGGCCGCGCCCGCGCCGTCCGCAGATTCCCAATTTAATCATTTATCAATTTTCTTTCACTTCGAAAGCCCAGCATGAGCAAACAACAATTCATGGCCGAGAACCTGCAGGAAGGCGAGATTTACGCCGGCCTGATCCTCGGCAAGAACGGCGCCGCCGACTATCACCTGTTCCTGCAGCCAGGCAAGGCCACAGGCGTGACATGGCAAGCGGCCATGGACTGGGCCAAGAAGCTTGGCCACAGCCTGCCCACGCGCGCCGAGCAGGCGCTGCTGTTCGCCAACCTGAAGCATGAGTTCGAGCCTCGCTACTACTGGTCCAGCGAGCAGGCCGCCCCCTCTGTCGCGTGGATTCAGGGTTTCGGCAATGGCCTCCAGGACGACGACTACCGCTCGTACGAGGGCCGCGCCCGCGCCGTCCGCAGATTAGAAATTTAACCGTTTAACCATTTCAACATGGCCAACCATACCGACCTGCCTATTTCCAAAGTTGCCTACGACCTGCTGGTCGCAGCGACCGACTTGACCAAAAATATGCCCCGCGACTTCAAGGCATCGGTCGGCAAGGAAATCCGCGACGAGTGCGTGCGCTTGACGGTGCTGATCTTCCGCGCGAATGTCGCGGCCGACAAAACACCGTACCTCGACAAGCTGCTCGAGCGCGCACAGGTGATCGAGCTGCTGTTCCGGCTTTCCAAGGATCTGCGCTTTATCTCCGTCGCACAGTATGCGCGGGCCATCGCACTGACCAGCATGATCGGCAAGCAGGCCGGCGGCTGGAAGAAATACACCGCATCGTCGCCTGCATCTTCCCGGTCAAGGCCGGGTTGACCGTGCGAATTTTTTAATCTGGTCGTGCCGCTGGCTCACAAGGCCACCGCTATGCGCACCGCAGTAACCACCTGGCGGCGTCCAGGCAGGCCTGGCGCAGTTTCTCCACTGATCGGCATAGCCTTCGGTGGGGCGACGTAGATAGCACGAATTGACGCAGGCCGACCCCTCTAACGCGTGGAATCAGAATTTCAACAATGGCAACCAGAACAACAACAACCGCTCGTACGAGGGCCGCGCCCGCGCCGTCCGCAGATCATCCCGATGCGGACTTCACGCTCGAGCAGCTGGCCGTCGCATATTTCGACTGCCGCCGCAGCAAACGCAATACCCCCAGCGCCCTGGTGTTTGAGCAGCACCTGGAGCGCAACCTGATCGAACTGCACGACGAGCTGCAGGACGGCTCATATAAGCCCGGCCGCTCGATTTGCTTCGTCGTCACGCGCCCAAAAGCGCGCGAGGTGTGGGCGGCCGATTTCCGTGATCGCGTCGTGCACCACCTGCTGTACAACAAGATTTCGCCACGCTTTTACGGCAGCTTCATCAAGGACACCTGCGCCTGCATCCCTGGGCGCGGCACGATGTACGCAGCCAAACGCCTCGAGGCGAAGATCCGTAGCGTCACGCAGAACTGGGCACGGCCAGCGTTCTATCTCAAGTGCGACCTGGCCAACTTCTTCGTCGCCATCGACAAGGACGTGCTGCGCGGGCAGATCGCCGCTCGCGTCAGCGAGCCATGGTGGCTGCGCCTGGCCGAAACGATCCTGTTTCACGACCCACGCGAGAACTACCAGCTGCGCGGCGCGCCCGAGTTGCTGGCGCGCCTACCAGCGCACAAACGCCTGGTCAATCAGCCGGCGCACCTGGGCCTGCCGATTGGTAACTTATCGTCGCAGTTCTTCGCCAACATCTACCTCGATGCGCTGGACCAGCACGCCAAGCACCGCATTGGCGCCAGGCACTACATCCGCTACGTCGACGACTTCCTGCTGCTGCACGAATCGCCGCAGTGGCTGGGTGCGGCGCTGGCCGACATCAATGAGTTCCTACCGCGCGTGCTGCACGCCAACCTTAATCCCACCAAGACGATTCTGCAGCCGATCGCACGCGGCGTCGACTTCGTTGGCCAGGTCATCAAGCCCTGGCACAGCCGCACACGCCGCCGCACCGTGCACGAGGCGACCAGCCGTATTGCCGGCATCCCAGCGCCCGACGTGTTCGCGGCGACCAACAGCTATTTCGGTCTGCTACGCCAGGCAGACAGCAGCCACGCTGATCGCGCGGCGCTGGCGCGCGCGGTAATGCGGCGCGGACATTGCGTCAACGGGGAGCTTACTAAAACATACAGGAGAGCAACATGATGTACGACCTCGCCCGCATCGAACGCCAGCACCTGGCCAACAAAAGGGGCCTGGGTTCTCTTTGATCCGCAAGCGCTGCGCCTGCGGCAAGGTCAGCACGGCGCGCCAGCTGCGCCAGTACGGCCGCTGCATCGCATGTGAGCGCAAATCTAAAACCCCACCCGGGAGATAACATGGGAGCATTTTGTGTATATGGAATCAGCCGCGGCGTCTGCAAAGCAGCGGCATCGAAAAAGCAGCCGTTTGGTGAAGGCGAAGGCGCGAACCGCCGCAATTACTCGCCTGCAGAATGGGGGGGGCAAGCGCGACGCCCTGGCAGAAAAAATGTTTAAGGATGCGACCCGCCGAGTGAAGGTAAGCCCTGAACTGGACACGCCTCAGTTTTGCGCCGACTGGCTTGCGATCAGCCCAGGCGAAGTTCGCGAGGCGGTAATCATGGTGCGCGGCCCGAAGGTTGACAAGAACGGCACCGTCGTGAAGCGTGGCGGCGCAGTGGTCGAAACCTGGCTTGAATATGCCGCCGAGTGCGCGCGCCGCAATATCACGGCGGCCTTATGACGCAGCTTGCGCTATTTGAGGTAGAGCGGCGCGACGGGCGCGACTTGCGCTGGGAGCTGGCATTTTCCAGCGGAGTCGAGGCCGCCGTATTGGCGGCCTTCGAAAGCCGCCCGAATGAGTGGCTGCGTTTCAGTGACTTCAGAAAGATAACTGAAAAATACCAGATCAGCTTTTGCTTTGGCCATGTTCTCGGCAAACTCAGCCGGCAATGCAAGATTGCTGCCAAGAACATTTATTACGGCTCTGATCATCCGGGAAAGCCAAATTATATCGGCTACGACACCGTGTATATGCTTGAGAAAGGGCCTGCGTCATGACGAAATGCATCACCAGCGACAAGTGGCGCGGCGAGCGTGACGAACCGGTCAACCCGGCCGCCGTGCGGTACAAGGCGCAGGAAGCAGCGGCGCCCAGCTGCGAGGGCTGCCTGTTCGAGCGCTCCGTAGGCGTGTGCTCGACGGCTGCATCGCTGGCCGTGGCCAACGACCAGCCGGACTGCGACGACCGCTCTCCGGCTGGCATGACCTACATCTACGTGCTGGATAAAAGCGATCCGCGCCAGCTCGACCTGATCAAACCCCTGAAACAACTGGAAACCACATCATGAGCACTATGACCGAAGTACGAAAATTCCTGCGCCTGCCCTCGGTAATCGAGATCGTTGGCATCCAACGCACGGCCATCTACGACCGCATCAAGAAGGGCACCTTCCCTGCTCCGATCAGCCTGGGGCCGCGCGCAGTGGTGTGGGATTCGACAGCAATCGCAGCATGGCAAGAAAAAATTATCGCGGATGCGAATGCGCCGTCGGCAAAAAACTAA